TGTATACCGATGCCGTAGATAAACCCGCACTGATCTGATACGCCGCAGTAACTGAAGCGCCGCCACCAGCACCAGAACCAGATGGGGTAGTAGATACAACGATTGTATAAGTATTAGCAGTGAGGTATGTAAGCTGAAACTGTTTATTTAGATCGCCAGCAGAAAGGCCGTTAAAACCAACAGCACCGGCAAAAGTAACGAAATCACCCGTAGAAGCGCCATGAGCAGTGTGTGTAACAGTGACGGTAGTAGTACCGTTGGTTGTAAAGGGGTTAGAACCTAGACGAAAAGTATAGGTCGCATAAACAGAAGAACCACCGCCTGCCCCAGACGCCGTAGCATTCGTGGTGCTTGTAGATATATAGCTGTAGCTGTTGGCGTTAATAACGGTGATCGAGAAAGAGCCGTTTAACGAACCGCTAGAAAGGCCGTTGAACCCCGTGGCATTAGCGATCCTGACTACATCACCCGTAAGCAAACCATGAGCGGTTTGAGAAACAGTTACAACTAAGCTACTACCTGCTGTAGTAAGGGGGTTCGTGCCAAGGGCGGTACCCCGAAGGGGGGTGATGTCGTTATAAACACCGCCGTTTTCGACGTAATACTTAAGATGAGTCCCAATACCAGTGTTATTAAATCCAGAGTTGGTGACCCAATTCCACATCGTCCGCGCAGTACCGAGGAACGTATTGCCCCCAGTTAACGGAATCCAGCCACCAATCTTCTCGGGCTTTTTGGAACGAAAGCGAACCTTATCGCAGATGTACCAAGTCCCTTCCGCAGCGTAGGAAGTAGATTCTCGGTTAACACCCGGTGCAAATTCTAATTTCTTGAGCGCCATAGTTACTGCGTTGGTTCAGCACCAAGCCCGCGAGATTTTGAAGTTGTGAAGGATGACCCAAGCCAAAAGCCCACCGTCGCACCAAGAACCCCAGTCACTACTGCACTTGCAATCGCAGCACGAAGCTCACCAGAAAACGCATCAGCCGCGCCAGTCAGCACAAGGTAGACCGTGCCATAGAGCAGGGGCATCAACAGAACTGTGATCCAGAAAGCAGGCATCTTCCAAAAAGGAGTCGTGACTTCCACGTTAAACTTCCTTGCACCCTCGATACCACCACCGCCAGCCTCGGCAAGCTCAAACCAGACTTCCTGTACAGCTTTCTTGGCAACGGACAAGACTTGCGGGTCCGTCTGCATCAGTTCTACTGCACCCTGAAGATTAGGTGCGCCTGTAGCGCCGACTACAATATTTGCGACCTTCTCGACCAGAGCAATGTTTTGCTGGGTCTTCGGGCCACCACCAAAGAACTTAGCCAACTCGGGGATAAGCGATACTAGACTAGGCAAAAGTGCGGCAAGGACTGGAGCCATGGGTTTCTTTATTGGTTCTTGGGGTTGAACGGAAGGTTCTGGCAGTGCTGGACTAGATTCCTCAACAACCGGTTTAAGAAACAGATCGCGTTCAGCATTGCGCCGACGCACCAGCCCAGCAAGTATCCGGTTACCAGCATAAATCCACTTACCAAACTCATTTGCTGCGCCGCGATAATCGTGCGAGTTGATCTTAGTAAGGAGTGTGCTGCGATTTAAGGCTCCTTCACCTAGATTATAGGTAAAAGACACCAGCGAGTCGAACTGATTCTGATTGACTGGCACCCGAACTGCCCGGTTAACGGCGTCGGAGAACTTCTTTGAATCATATCGCAGGTAGTCAAGCGCCTGCTCGGGGGAGATCACATCCCCTTTTTTTACTCTATCCCCGTTCGGGTATACGGTCGTCCCGTACCCAATCGTCCAAGGCTCGTTACCCGTACCGGGATCAGGATAGGCGTTAAGCCGCAGACCTTCGAAGTCTGCGATGAGTTTCAGACCTCGGGCAGATATTTGCATTTATGCCTTCATGATGTAGGCGAGGGCGTAATACGGGGGCAGGTTCGCATTAGTGGCGGACGAACCATCAGTTGACGTACTACCCGACACGGAAAGGCTATGGGTATGGTCACCAACGCCGTCTATAGTTATTCCCGTTGTTGCCGCAGTCGTACTTTGAGTTGAGCTATTATCAAAAGGCGCTGTTCCTCCACTTGCCGGTTTTTGATTGCCAGAAGAAACAGCTTGCTGATAGGAATGTGCGTGGCTCGGATCATTAACACTATGCGAGTGCGAACCAGCAGCACCGGACGTTCCACTTGCAGTGACTGTATGTGCGTGAGATACAAGCGTCGCATTAGCAGAACCACCAGTACCGCCTACAGCATATGTGCTTCCAGCACCGACAATAAATCTATCGCGTAAGTCCGGCGTGCCATTGGAACCGTTACACAAAAACCAACCCAACGGAATGGACGCGATAGACCCCGACCACAGCGTAATGACGCCGGAAGGAACGCCATAAGAATAAGCCTCTACTACAGTTGTCCCCGTACACAAAACTATGTTTGTCGCACCGTTAGCGATGGTAATGCCTGCGTCAGACAGAGTTTTAACAACGATACTTCGTCCGCCAAGCGTAGAATTTTTTATAACGTAGAGTCTAGAGCCATTCGGAACAATAACGTTTTGTGTAGCGGTCAGAGTGATCGTGGAACTAATATTGAGCGCAATTGACCGAGCAGCAGACGAAACACCGTCGCTTATCGAGAGCGTGTAAGTAGTATCAGGGATATTGATCGTGGCATAGCCGGTAATCGCCTGTTCGATGAGCGAGCCAAGGTTCGTATTAGTCGTTTGACCCCAAGTGCCCGCTTGCTCACCATCACCAATAAGCTCAAGGCGAAGACTGTTTGAATAGGTTGAAGGCATCTTAGTTTGCTCTCAGGATTGCCGACGAAGGGTCGGGCACAGGCATCTGGATAATAAGGTTACCGCCGCTAATCACGCGGTCAGCCCCAAAATCAAAAGCCGCTACAGCGCGGTTCGCCTTGGTGGAATTGTAAATCAATGCTTTACGGTACGTTAACGTCACCGTGCTAATCGTCACATCAGCAAAATCAACAATCGCAGTGATCCCGCTTAGCGTTGGGGTGACGGAGGCAAGGGCTGCTCCACCGGCTGTGTATCCGGTTCCGACCGCTTCGTTTGTTGCTGTGTAAACTGTTGTCGCCGCGCCGATAGTAGATGCTGACGTATAGAGCGCAATTTTGAAAGTGTCACCTGTCGATGCCGTGAAATCATGGATCGCCCTAAAGAGTTCGACTTTGAATGAATTGCAAACGACTTGAGACATCTTACTTTACCGGGTAACGGACCTGATCGCTGCGGAACGTGTCCTGACGATTCTTGGCATCCGCAAGCTGTTTGAGAAGCGCCATTGCTTCTTTGAACTTCGTGTCGTACAGCGCCATAACGTCTTGGTCACCCTTCATAAACGTGTACGCCTCTACCAAAGAGCCATACAAAAGGGCAGAACTGAAGTTATCGCCAAGCCAGCTTGTACCCGCAGGGGCAGTGATCGAGCTTGGGTAGCCGTAATAGGCCACTTTGACTGGGAAGACTGCGTTGGGGATCGGAGCGAGCGTAAGTTCATACGCTTGGGATAAGGCGTAATACTGGGGTTGACCGGTAGCCGTAGTCGGAAATGCTTCCCGCAAGAACGTAAAGTCCTTGTTTAACAGATAGGCTTGCGCCCCCGAGGGCAACTGAAGCGCGACCGAGAACGTGGCTAGGTAGTCAGCAGGTAGCGTAAGCGTATCTACACCAATACTTGTAGCCAGAGTCGAATACTTAAAAGACGCGGGGAGTTGAACAGCATTAGCAATCCGCTGCTCTGCCTGCGTGATGAAAGTATTAACGTCAGCCGTGGAGAATACGTTCTCCGTATAGGACTGAAGCTCTGTTACAAGTTGGTTGTAGTTCATTTGCTAAGCGCGACGTTCTTCAGAAACTTAGTACCCTTGGTGGCAGCACCCGCACCGCGCATGGTGCTGTACTCTTTCTGACCCACACCGGGGGCAAACTTACCCTTGGTCCAAACACCGGCACGGCCAATATCCGTTTGAGGATAGCCAGCAGTATTGGGCATCTCGGCCTTTTGGGGCTTGAAGGTTTTCGTGGTCATTTGGTTTTGCTCCGCTGGTTCATGACGCGAGCCATGTTGCGACCGTACTTCTTGGAGTCTGCCGAAGTGATGCCACCAGCCTTCATCTTCTTGACGGCTTTATCGGGGTGAGCAGCGGGCATGCCCTTGCTCATGTGAGCTTTGAGTGCGCTTTTGAGATCCATTTTAAACCGCCTTAATTAAAAGAACTTACCGGCATACATGCCGCCTTTGAACATACCACCACCGAAGTACCCGCCAACAACCGTAATAGTCTCTGTGAGCGCGCCAGCAGCTAAACCTACGCCTACGCCGTTGTAAATAACTTCTGTGTAGCTGCGGCTCTGGGGGTAAGAAGTAACGTCCGATCTTGGATTGCGTACTGCTTGCGGGTCCGAAACGGGAAACATACCCAGCTTCAACTGCGGATGGTCAGCTTCCCAGCACTCCGGGCATGTAAGGATATTTACATTCTTAGTCTTGATCGTCAATGACTTAAGCTTTTGCAGCTTAAACCTAAACCCGCAACGATCACACTGCGCAATCGAGAACTTACCAGAGGAAAACCGATTAGGCATCGCTTCCTCTATCTATAAAACATATTTCTTGGGACCAGACGAATGGGGGCCTTCTCACGATCCTCGGAAGAGGCTAAATCCCACTGCCTCTCATACTCAGCTTGGAGCATAGGCAAGCGCGGAGCGGCCTCGGGGATTTTCATTGCAATCTGATAAGCCAATCCAGCAGTAAGCGCGGGCAAGAATCGGTAAGGAATGTCAGCAGTACCACCTCCTTCGCCCGCATCTTGAAGTCGGCGCAGCCGCCAATACACAAACGTGTAGGAATTATCTGACGGCACCGGCCATACAGTGATGGTCGGGTATTGAATGCCCGTGGGGGTTGTAGCACCAGACTGCCGGTTGATGTAGACCTGAAT